ACTGCGGTTGGGTTGTCCTTTAATAGCTTTTCGATCGCATACACGCCAAGATATTCAGATGCATCGCCAAGATAATCATCCTCATCAAAAATCATATCATGCGAAACGGGAATCATGTAAACCTTGCTGATTCCTGCGATCTGGAATGCAGCGATCGCGGCCTCGCTCAAATTGTAACCGTCTCCAGGTTCACCACCAAGTTTTGACTTATAATCTCTCATCGATGTGATCAAAACCGGCTTGTTCAGATCGCCGGATTTGCTCGCACCAACAAAGATCACGTTTGTTTCAGTTGATACAGGTGTTGCACCGATACTTGCAACAAGCTGCGCATCAACCCCATATAATTCAGTTGCCATAAAATCGGCCCTCCCTGCATTTATAGCATGCTTTCAAGTTCAGTATTCGGTAAAGATTCAATGATCTTTTTAACGTCTGATTCAAAAGATACGGTGCATTCAGCGTATGGAAAAGAATCCAAATACGGAGAAGGCGTCTGTAGCTCAACGTTTGATATATCGTGATCGGTGTTTCCCATCCGCTTCAATGCAAGGTAAACTTGTTCAGCGAGTATCAAACAATATTTGTAGAGTTCAGACCGAACCCTCGCCGTGTTTATGTCATCGCCGTTATTGTACTCATAAACATCCGGTTCATTCTGCAAAGACTTTGTAATTTCCTTGTCCTGCAATGCAGCATTGCAAACGCAGACATGAACCAAATATTGCGCAACGCCTTGATCATCCACGCTCAAAAGCTGAACACAAATCGCTGGCGTGTGCAACGGCAATCCATCCGACAAATCATCGTAAGTGAATGCATAAACAACGGGCTTTGATTCGTTGTAAGTCTGTGTTGAATCGCTGCTTTTCCACCTGAACGTCAAATCGTTCATGCGATCTTGCAATGATTCCACGATCTGTTCTGTGCGAACTATTAACGACATTATCGAACCTTCCCGCGTTCAAGCGATAAAACGACCAATCCGCGAACGGTTGCCGCATCTATGATTTTATATGCCACCGAATCGACATAAATGATTGCATTCTTTTTCAAGCAAGCCGAAAATGATGCATCTTTTGGATCAATGAAATAAAGCGTGAAACTGAAAGCGTTCAAAGGCGATACGTCACTAGTAAACTGTATGTCTGCGGCTTGCAAAGACGCATAGAGCGTTTTTTTTATGCTGCCGCATTGAATTACAGTTTTACGGGTAAAATCACGAAATTCGTTCATAATGAACGATAGATCGCTTTCAACTATATCGCCTAAACGCTGCATGGTTCCCCCAATTAGGTTGCCGTGCCAAGCGAAACCCAGCGCCAAATTGAACGCGGCGAGGGTAACGGATTGGATGCACAACGCACTTCCACTCGCTCTTTATCCTGATTGATAAAGACATAGACAAGGTATTTTCCAACGATCTGCTGAATTGCCTGTGCATTGCGATCAACAATGCGCATTGGGTTTGGCAATGATGCCGCACCGCAAAGCGTTCTGCCGCAATTAGGAGCAAGAACGCAACAGAAATTATCCGGCAGATACAGATGCCAGCCCGAACTATCTTTGTATCCGGCATTGTAGGTGATAAGATTCAGCACATGACCGTTAAACTGTGCCTGACCTACGCATTTTGCGCCCTCAATTTCTTCACTGAACAAACCATTTACATTGCCGTTTGCAATGGCTGTATAATGGAATTGATCAACAAAACCGCCATTCGGCCCAATCATAGCGGCGCGCAAATATCCCCACATCTTTTCAGACATAAGAAGATCCACCGCCTCGCTGCCGTGTGTGACAAGCGCTGTTACCATGTCACATACATCTTTGTATGGATCGGCTGAATTCGCACCGGTTCCAGTTCCATCCCAATTCTTTGTTGCTGTTCCGCTGCCGTCAAAGCCCTTGCCAGGGATCACAATCTGCGGATTTGTTGCACCACCGGTTGAATCAAAGTATTCAACATCGATTGTAATTTGTGTAGAATCAGTTGGGCTTGTATCCATAGTAAATTGGATCGCGTTATCCTGCAACGCAGAAACGCAAAGAAGCTCAATAGATCGGCTTGCACGGTTGATCACACGCGCAGCTTTGATCCTTAAAAGCGCGTCCTGTGCATCAGCGTGGGACGGCGAAAGATCGTTGCGGCAAAGCGATTCAAACAGAATGCGGTCTTTATCGGCAGTATCGATTGTGTCCATCACGCCAACGCGAGGCGGGATCACGTTCTGTGCGAAATAAGAAGTGGTATTTCCGTCAACATATCCACGCGAAACAAAGGCGCCGCGCTCAAAATCGCCATTGTCGAAATCGAATGTTACAGATTTCGCGTCGAAAAGATCTTCCGGTTCATTGGTTGGAAAGTATCTTTCCTGCAAAAGTTTTGGCCGCTTATCTTCGACCAAAAGCATACGCGGCTGTGCGGTCTGATCATAAACAGAAATAGTTGCACCCATGTTTTCACCCTCCAAAATTGTTGTTAGTCGTTACCCACAAACCGTTCAAGATTTGGGTATTTCTCATTCATACGTTCAAGTTCTGCTTTGGGATTCTCAACCGGCGATTTAATGACCGAATCGGTTGATACGCAAGGCTTTGAAACGTTTGCAACACGATCATAAATGGCTTTTAAGCGTGCGTTATCACGTCTATCACCGCCGCATTCTGCGTTCATTTCTTCAATCTTGCGCAGGCGTTCGCCATATTCATCAAGACGTTCAACGATGCGTTCAAGTAATTCCTCAACCGAAGGCTGCCGGGTTTCCTCTTTTTTCACTTCCTCTTCTTCAATGATTTCCTCACCATTGGCGGGATCTAACTTTTTTTCCTCATCCATGCTTTTTTCTCCCTTTGCACAGGTTGACAAATATTTGGCGCATAAAAGCGCCTGTTCCCTATCGTTTTGGGCATTAAAGATACTATCAATAAGCCCAATTTCCAATGCTTCATCAGCGGTAAACCAACGATCTTTTTTTAAAGATTCTTCATCGTAATCCGGTAAACGCTTCTTTATGACGGCGAGCTGTGCCGCATTTGCAATCGCGATCCCTTCATCCTTCCTTCCTTCCGGATTCCATGCAGAATGAATCATTATCGCCGCTGTGGATGCCATCTCAATCACATCACATGCAAGAACGATATCAGCTGCACTGGATGCCGCAAGACCATAGACACGCGCAATAAACCGCGTCCCCTGCGATTGTGCTTCTTGAATCTTTTGAAACACCGCGTTACCGTAAAAAACAAGCCCGCCGTGAGATGTGATCTCTATGATGATTTCTGATTCTTTTGGCGTTCTATCGATGAATGATGAAAAATCATACATCGTGCGTTCGTCGATATCGCTGAATATTTGATATTTGTAGGTTTCCATTTCTAAACCTCTGTAACTTCAACATCTTTGGTTGGCTGCTCGACTGTTCCGGTTGCCTTGTGTCCATAAAGCGCCATCGCCGCTTCATCCCTCGTTACAAGTCCCAATTGAATCGCTTTTGTCCATGCGTCCAGCTCTTTTGTTGGATCCAAGCACAAAGCGGTTGGGGCTTGCCATTGAGAAGTTAAACCAGCAATTTTTGATAGTTCAAAATCGCCGGTTTCATCATAGCAAAATTGTTCAAACACTGGACGCACAAAATTATCAATGAAGAATCCGCGATATCGTTTAAATACTCGATTTGCTTCAAGCACTGAACCACGTGCGCTCGAATATGTGCCGTCGTAATTACACGCCAACACTTGCAACGGAATTCCGATTGCACTTGCAAGCATTCCAGTTTGTGAACGGATGTAATCACCAAACATCGCATTTGGGTTTGTTGGCTGCAAAAATTTCACATCTTCACCAGGCTTCAAACTCCAAAGCTCACCCGCCGAAACAGTTTTTGGACGTGGGTAGAATTTGTTGAGCATTGCACGCGCATCAAATTCTTCTGGCGAATCTACAGATAAACGCATCGCTGGCGCGCCCTCGTTGCTGTTTTCCTGCGTTTCGTCTGGTTTAACTCCAACTGGTATGGGTGCATCAAGATCGCGTGACAAAAGCGGTTCTGTTTCATCCATCGTTGGATTCTCTGACGTGATAAAACCCCAAACGGATGACTGAAACTGCGCCGCCTGCTCAACAGATCTGATATATCCGGTTGTTGCATGGAGTGATTCAATCGTTTCTGACAACATCGGGATTCCGCGATATTGATCCGGTCTGCTCTGTGCGAACAGATGAAGAACGATTGGCATACCGTCATCATCAATGGCTGGTATGCGCTCAATCTTTTCCGGCGTTATCAGATAAGGCGAATTGATATAGTCCCGCAAGATCCAGTATGCAACCGGCATTGAATCATCATCCAGTTCCACGCCATCAATAATCCGGTTTCCGTTGTCTGGATTGATTCTCACAAGCGATAATGCATCGCCATCTTCTGTGCCATTCTGCAAGTAGTATGGTGTTTGCACTCTATCTGATTCGATTGCACGCCAACATGATTTGTTGTTTTTACGGCGCCGCAAATAGAACACATCTCCGGACAATAACCAATTTCTGCAAGCCAATTCCTGCATTTGCAAAAAATTCTGTTTGTGCTGTGCATCAAGCAAGCGCATGTGCGACGCAAGGTTAAATCGCTTTTTGAGATCATCGGCAAAAGTCTTGTCGATCGACATCTCTGATTCATCCGGCGAAACATACGTCAAACCTTCGCCGACAATGCCGCCAGTCATTCTATCGATCGCCGCTGCCGCCATCGGATTTGAGATCGCCAATTGTCGCGAACGCGATACAAGTAACCATCGAACAGGTATAGTATCAGCTGTTGCGCTTCCAGAATAGCTGTTAAATCCGGCGAGCGTCTGCGACATGAACGATCCGCCGGCGCCGCCAAATCCTATGTTAAATGGGTTAAATGGTATCATCTCACCACCCCCAATATCTAACGCATTGCGGATTTGTGTAAACACATGTGGAAACGCGCCGAACGCTTCGACCTGTCAAAATACAATCAATTTCATCAATGCGAATTCGCGTTGCATCGATCCACTTTTGCAGCTTATCAAGATCAAGTTTTGTGCGTGAAATGCTGTAATGTCCAAGATTGTAAGATGTGATCTCGCCGCTGATAAGACCATGCAGCGCTTTGATCGCGTCAGCCAAAGCCGCGCCAAGCGAAGCACGTTCTTCGATAAGCATTTGGCGTTTTGTCGTGTAAATATATTCTGGCATTGCGTCACCTATAAATGCTTAAATTTCTTTACAGGCTGCGGCTGTTGCTGCGGCTGTGCATCGGCGATCTGTGGTGATTCTTGTTGCTGTGCATCAATAACCGGATCGGCTTTGGGTGATTCGGTTGCTGGCTGATTCTGGTTCTGTCTTTTCTTTTTTGCCATTTCGTCTTCTCGATCCAAGCCGGTTAAATAGTATCGGTTCATGTAATAGTTTGCGGCTGCCATTGCATAAACCCTGCAATCAAGCGGTTCATTGTGTGTATCGCCTTTTTGCGGTGCGATCCACTTTCCATTGATCCGCTTTTCGCTCAATAAGCCCTTAAAATATTCTAGATCATACCCACAGCCGCGAATATAGCTCATTCTTTTTTCGCCCGCAATAGTCAATAATTCACAATTTGCCAGCTCATCCTTCCCCGCATTCACGCCGATAAACTGAACTGTGCACTTCCCTTTGATCCCAGCATTCAGTTTGAGTTTTTGTTGTTTACCGATAAGCGGATCCACGGCGTTCTTTTGGTGCGAAACAAAGCCCTTGATCGGCATGAAACGCCGATTGCGAAATGAATGGATATATACAGCGTTCGTTCTGTGGCCGCCAGAATCACAGAATGCAAAGCGTGGCTTCATATCCACGCCATCGCACCTTGTGTATGTTTTACAAAATAACGCTTCAAATTGCTTCCACACGTCTGATTCGTTTGGATCTCCAACAAGAATATTATATTCCAAGCCGTACATATATTTACAATCATCACTAAATCCACATGTTTCGACATATAAGCACGAATCATGTGTATCGATGCCACAAACGATGAATGCGACGTTTGACGGCAAACAATCGTGTGAATAATCGCTTGCTGATAATCGCATCAAATCCGGAACTTCTATTGTCATTTCGTCTTTTGGCTTATACACTTCAGCAAGTCTTGTGTTCACAAAGCTCTGATAACTCGCCTCACCCAGCGACATTGCAGCCAATTCAAGCCGTTTCAAGTATTCCCATGTGTAGAAATGGTGACAAAGTGTCCCAAAGATTTCAAAAGACCTAAGCCGCCGTCCATACTGATCCATCAAAGGCTTGCTGTTTTTTGGCTCTGAATAGCCATGTTTAAGCGATTTTATTTGCGTTTCGTTATAGACACACCCACATAATTTGCACGCGTAAACAGGCTCTGAAGCTGTGAAATCGATATCTTCATATCTAACCGGCATAAAAGCACCGCACTCACAAAAACACCCCCAAGATTCTTGTGTGCCAATCAAAAAATTTTGATTCACCCGCCCTTCATAGCTTGTTGGTGTGGATGTAATCAAATACATTCCGCGAAATCTCATCATGCGCTGAATTGCATTTTGAAGCGGATCACCCTCACCAGGCAATTCGATAGGCCATGCGTCAACTTCATCAAATGCGCAATATTTGGACGGTGTAGAACGCAAATCAGACGGGCTTTTTGCGCTGCAAAGGAATAGGTTTGCACCGTTGCCCAATCCGATATTAACAACACTGTTTGATTTGTCTGGATCCTTTGCTTTCACGCTGTTCGGATTATTGATTCCCCTGGTGCGAAGGAAAGGTCTGATCCTTCCCCTGCTCATCTTTTCTGCGCTTTTCTGCGTATCAAGAATCACCATCGTATTCGCTCGATCATACTCCACGATCCACGAAAGAAAATTTTCGATCATTGTGGATTTCCCGATTTGAGCGGGTGATTTGACAACAACGCCACAAACACCGGCAATATCAGACAATGCCGCAGTTGGTGTTTCTAAATATGGTGTTTGATCGTAGCTGAACATTGCAGATGTGGACGACATGAAGCGAGTTTGCACAGCGAGTTTTGCAGCATCCATCAAAGGTCTTGTCTGGAATATCCGCAAAGGAAACAATCGATCACCATCATCAAACATCAATCCCCCTTTTTTAATTTTGCGCTTTTTTTGTTGGATTCGTCTTTTGCTTGCGTCGCAAGTGCTTTTTCTGTTTTTGTCGATTCGATTGTAAGATGCAATCGTGCTTCGCTGAATCGCTGTAACGTTTCATCGATGAATTGCCGCAGCTCACCATATTGATCCGGCGTCATTTCCGGGACAACACTCTGCACCTTATCCGGGAATTGACGCATCATGCGAACAAAATCTATAAGGAAATTGTTGAACGCATCAAGCGCAACATCTATGCGGCACAGCTCGCCAGCTTTATCAGCAAGCGAAAGTTCATCTTTTAGCACGGACAGTTCAAGCGCTCGCATCTTTGCGAATTGCGTTCGTCTCTCCACTTCATCCGGTGAGATATCTGCATATCCGTCAAGCGTGAAGCGCTCGCACTTGTCTTTACTTTTTGCCATTTCAAAAAAGTATGCAAAATTTTGATCGCGGGTGCTCGCGTGACCCAGTACCCGCGCTCAACCCGTCGTGGGTAGAACCTACGCTTCACCAACGATTTCGTAACTAAACACAATATCGCAACCGTCGATATTGCACGATTGACAAGACGGCATGTTTACCGTGTAGATCTCACCGCTGCATTTAATCCGTGAATCATTGACATCAACAAAACGCACAAAACCATCACTGACGGATTCAACGCGCATCGTCCGATCGTATTGTCCATGTCGAATCTTGTACAACTGCCCTTCTTTGAATTCGCGATTGCTGCAACCGTACAGTTTATCATGATATTTTTTCAAGTATTCACGCCTTGATCCGTCCATGTCATCACCATGATTGAGCTGTTCGGAAATTCCGAACATCTGATTTTATCTCACGCCGTGCTTGTAAAATTCATCCCATTCATGTGTTCTTGCGCACAATGAACCGGTTTTCAACCTGAATTCATCCCATTTCTGATTCCCTGTAATTCCATAATATTCATTGATATCATCACCAACAAGCGGACGTGGACAACACTTATGAGTAACATCGTAATGTCTCACAACATGATTGATATCAACGCCATACAGCCGCATCAAATAGGCAATCAACCAGGATGCACGATCAAGCGTTCTGTCATCAATGAACCAGTCACGGTCTTTAGCCGACATCGACCTTTTATTGATCTTGTTGTCCATCAAATCGATGCCGATCGAATTGTAGTTTGTTGCAGCGCAATAAACCTGTTTATCCTTAATCGAACAATGCCACGCCGCCATTGAACAGGGAACAATCGACACTGTGTCGTTGGTTGATACTGCATAGTGTGCGGATTTGGCTTCGTTTGTCCGGTTGTAATAATCGTAGCACCACCACGCATTGCATCCAGGCGCAACCGGATAATGACAAACGATCCACTCTATTTTGCAGCCATTTCGGTTTCCATAGTGTAATGACATCATTCAACCCCGCAGAACAGTTTCAGAAATCTTGTGTATTGTGTTGCAATTGCTTTCGCAATGCCTGGAAAAGTCTTTGAACGTGCACGCGCTCGATCTTTTGCTGGCAAGCATGACGTTTCGTAATACCAACCGCCCATTGAGTTTGAGGACGGAAACACATGAACAGGGGGGGGCTGACTTGTTTTGTTGGTTGCAGTTTTGGCAAGCCAAACAGCCACAAACACGTTGCTTTCGTCGCTGCATCGCCGAATTGATAAGGCTGTATGGTCTGATTCGCCTTCCTGTACAGCGTTGTCAACATTCCAGGTGGATTCTCAATCACGGTTGGAACTCCCAATTTTGTGAACTCCAAAAAGAATTTGAGCGCTTCGCTTTGTCTCGCAAGACGGCGATCAACATACTCATCACCCATTCTTTTTCGATTATATAACGGCATTTGCGCCAGTGAAAAATAGGTGCAAGGCGGGTGAGCGACCACCAGATCCCATTTGTCTATATAATGTCGCTTGCCGTCGTTTGTCTTGAATTTGCAATTCCCATGCAACACATTGAGCACGTCGCCTTGAATATGCCACTCCGGATGATCTCCATATTCCTTTTCAATGTCGCACGAATAGCACTCAACGCCAAGCTTGCGAAACTCTGTGCAAACCGTCTGCGAACACTCGCAAGCGATCAAAACTTTCATTTCCGTTCCCTCCAAAGAAAAACGGCGGCAATGATTAAACATCCGCTCACTGGATGATCGCATAATCTTTGGTTTTGTACGAACGCCGCCGCCAACAAATAAATAGCACATCAAGATTGGCTGTTCAATCGTTTTAATCTCTGAACCTTCCGATACAGATCAACGGCTTGCGTTGTTGGTTTCCCGATCCGCTTGTAGTTGTGTCCACCCATGTTCCATGCAATCACAACGTCTCTGAATGAATCAAACTCGCTTTCCAATCGCTTCAAATAAGCGACGGCTGCAACTGTTGCGCACTGTAAATCAACCGGATTAGTGCAACCATATTTACGGCTTGTTCGTGGCATAAGCTGCCAAAACCCAAGCGCGCCAGCGTTTGATCTCGCTTTTGGTGTGCATCTTGATTCAGCAACCATTAAGTAATAATAATCGGCAGACAAACCCCCATCTGAAAGCGCTTTTTCAACTTGCATTCTATACGGTTCACAGCGTGCAAGCCACGCTTCAAAAGCAAACCCGCTGTTGCATATAAGCAACGACAAAATGAAGCACACAAGCCCATATAGAGCGATTATCAAGACATGTTTCGCTTTCATTCTGATCACCGCCTGGCCAAGCCATCGATCACCGCCGTCACCTGATTGATCGCCGCTGTGCTGTCTTTTAACGCCGCTGTGGATGCCTGCAATGCCGCCGTGCTGTCTGCAAGAAGCTGTGCATGCGCTGCCTTTGTTTCGGCTGTCTCACGCTGCATATAGCTTCTAAATTCAAGTTCGATCGCTGATTGTCTTGTGTATAGCTTATATGATACAAACGCCAACACAGCAACGATAAAATACAAACCATACGTCGATAAAGCCGCCGCACCCGTTGTTATGCCGTCCATGTTACTCGCTCCCGTAAAATGCGCGCAATGCGTCTATTTGAGCCGCACACACATCAAATTTGTATTCCAGTTCCGAAAGATAATAAATCAAATCC